CGGTATTCCGCACAATCAAGTTAGATGTACTTTTATTACTCTAGGACGAGGTGCCAAAAAAGGAAAAGTTTGTCAACTTGTAAAAGTGTCAGCAGGCCCGAAGACCTTAGTAAAAGGAGTAAAAGTACTTAATAGTATGATCTCAGGTGTAAGAAGAAAGTTATTTCTAAAGAATAGAGATTCTTGCAAATATTGTCAGTATCATCAAACTGAACATTGTACTTGATTTAACTTAAAACTTTTTTTGATATAATTGAGATCAAAGAGGTTTTGATGAATAAGAAAAAGTTTAAAGTTTTAGTCCTTTCTGATCATGCACTTTCAACAAGCGGCGTAGGGACACAAACAAGACACTTGATAAACGGTTTGTTAAAAAAAGGTTGTTGGTCTTTTAGACAGTTTGGCGCAGCAATTAAGCATAGCAGCTATGATACTGTTGTTGTCAATGAAGATTTTATTATTAAGCCTATTGACGGATTTGGAAATCCTGATCTTATTAGAGTTACTTTAGCTACAGAAAAACCAGATCTTATTTTTATTTTCACTGACCCAAGATTTTTTACTTGGCTTTTTGAAATTGAGGATGAAGTACATCAAATGTGCCCCATTGTTTGGTGGCATGTATGGGACAATTACCCGTATCCAAAATTTAATGATATGTATTATCATGCAACTGATAAGATAAACTGTCACTCTCATTTAACTTATACAATGTTAAAAGAAGAAAGCGTTCACGGGCATAAAACTTCTTTTATTCCTCACGCACTCCCTAATGAACTTTTTAAACCTCTCCCGACAGATTTGGTTGCTTTAAATAAAAAGACTTTGTTAGGAGAAGATAGACAAGACCATTTTGTTGCACTTTGGGTAAATAGAAATGCAAAAAGAAAAAGACCAAATGATGCATTAATGTCATGGAAGATCTTTTTAGACAATTTAGAAAAAGATCACGGGCACAGAAAAGCTACTTTAATTATGCATACTGAGCCTACTGACAATGAAGGACCCAATCTTTTTGAAACATCAAGAATGCTAGGTTTAGAATCTAATGTTTTCTTTTCAAGAGACAGAATAGATTTTGAAAAAATGAATGTGATATACAACATATCAGATGTTTGTTTTACGCTTTCATATGCAGAAGGATTTGGCCTATCAACTCTTGAATCAATGATGTCCGGGACTCCTATTGTTGCAGCTACGACAGGTGGGCTTACACGTCAAGTAGTTGACCACAGAGATCAGAGTCATAACGGTGTGGCTGTCCCTATTGCCCTAAGAACTCTAGTGGGAAGTCAAGGGGTACCTTATATTTATGAAGACTACGCAAGTAATGAATCTATAGCAGCTGGTCTAAGAAAGATTTTTGACTTAAATCCGCAAGAAAGATTGCTATTGAGCAAGAAGGTACACGATTATGCTCGTGAAGAATTTTCTTTGCAAAAAACAGTTGACCTGTGGCACCAAAGCATGCTTGACGTAATTAAAGAATTCAAGACTTACAAGTCTTGGGAAAAATTTACTTTTTGAGGAATAAATGAAAAACGTACTTATAAGAGCACCTCTGCTTACAAATAGCGGTTATGGTGTTCACTCTAGACAGATTTTTGAGTGGCTTCTTACTAAAAAAGATTTTAATGTACATGTACAGACACTGCAGTGGGGCGCAACTCCCTGGATAGTAAATCCAAATACTGAAGAAGGCATTTTTGGCGAAATTATGAAAAGAGCCTCCAGTATAGAAGGTAAAAAGTTTGATTTAACTTTTCAAGTACAACTACCTGATGAATGGGACTCTAACTTAGGCAAGTTTAATGTAGGCGTAACTGCGCTAGTAGAAACAGATAGATGTAATCCTGCTTGGTTTAATAAAATGATGAGTATGGATCAGATCATAGTACCTTCTGAATTTACTAAAGACGTTATTAGAAATACTTTTGGGTCCACTTTTGATAAAAAAATACACGTAATTGCTGAATGGTTTAACACCGATTTGCTTTTAAAAGACAGCGAACTAAAAAGAAATAAAGACGAAAGGTTTAAGTTTGATACAAAATTTAATTTGCTTACAATAGGTACCCTAACATCAGCAGACGTAGATTCAGACAGAAAAAACTTAGTTAATACAATTAAATGGGCTATTGAAGCACTCGATGGTGTAAAAGACTCGGGTATTGTTGTTAAGACATGTCTAGGAAGAGGTTCGGTCAAAGACAGAGCAATGACAAAGTCTGCAATATCACAAATAGTAAAAGCTTTTAGAAAGTCTGAGTTTCCTAAAATTTACCTAATTCATGGAAATATGACAAAAAAAGAAGTAGCTTCTCTTTATAAAGTAGGAAGTATTAAAGGGTATGTATCAGCTACAAGAGGTGAAGGTTATGGTCTCCCGCTAGTAGAAGCAGCAGCTGCGGGCATTCCGGTCATTGCAACAAACTGGTCTGGGCATTTAGACTTTTTAAGTGACAAATTTTTAAAAGTTGAATATGATCTAAAGCCTGTTGTTGAAAAAAGAGTAGATGGAAGAATATTTGTAAAAGGCGTGCAATGGGCTGAACCTCGAAAAAAATCCTTTATTGATGCCATAGAAAGTCTTAGGAAAGATTATCGTACACATGAAGAAAATGCAAAAAGTCTCAAAAAAGACGTCAATCGATTATTTTCTAAAGAAAAGATTTGTAAAAAATATGATAAGTTTTTCAAGGAGCATTGTTAAAAATGGGATTAATAGAAATACTTACAATTTGCGTAGTTATACTTTCAGCTTCTCTTGCATTTTGCCTCTATAAACTTTTTAGGTTTTCTATGATCCTAATAAATCTAGAAGATTCAATAGAAGAATGTTTAGACATTCTTGACGAAAGATTTAAGAATATTTCTGAAATTCTAGAAATACCTGTATTTTTTGATTCTATGGAAGTAAGAAGAGTAGTTAATGAATTGAGAATATCAAGAGAAGCTTTGATTAATGTCGCAAACAAACTGACTGAAAGTTATGGGAGAAAAATTGAAATTAAAGAAGATGAAAGTGCACCGACGCCGCAAGAAGTCTAAACCTTATTTTGGTGTAGACGTTCATGATGCAATAGTCGAATATCAAAATACTATCTGTGAAGAAGAAAAGCATGAAATATATCAGAATCAAATAAAGAATGCTTTTGAAAAATTATCTGAAAATCTGATATATATTTACGGATTTAGTAGAGACCCTGATCATTTTTGTGTACTCAAGTCAGACTGTGTATCTTTTTTATACGAGACCCTGTATAAATTTGATGCTTCTCAAGGTAGCAAAGCTTTTTCTTATTTCAATGCATGCGCAAAAAACCACCTTTTAGCAGGTGCTAAAAAAACTCAAAAGAGTAAAATAAGAAATGTCTCTATAGAAGATCTTCAAAGCTTGAGTAGCGTTGAAAAGGAAACGATAGAATCTTATAAAATAATTCCTTCTCAAGATGATCTATTCGTTAAAGAAGAAGACAAAGTTATTCTAAGAGAAATGCTTAAAAAGATTAAAAGTAAACCGCTTAATGAAAATGAAAAGCTGTGTATCAATGCAGTAATTACTCTTTTTGGGAATATAGAAGAATTAGAGTTTTTAAACAAGCGTGCAGTTTTTGTTTACTTAAGGGAGATATCCGGTCTTAATCCTAAGCAATTAAGCTCTTCACTTTCTAATATTAGAAAATATTATAAAGAGATAGTTAAGAACGATGATCACTTTATTTTATTTGGATAAAAAATGAATAAACAAGAAAAATCTGTTGAAGATAAAATCAAAGATTTTGCTGACCTTTTAGATGAACTTGAAAACACGAAAGACAAAAAGAAAATGCTCTGGAAAGAGGCATATAGAAATGCATTAAATGATAGAGAATCAGCATCTATTTTAGTAGATGATATTCTTTTACAAATACAGGGTAATCTTACACACCATCAGCAATTTGGTACAATTACAACAAAATATCTTGAAAGAATGTCAAAGTCAAACGATCAGATTTTAAGATTGGCAGAATTAATTTCAAAAGAAGAAGAAGTAGCTAATGCAGTATCTCCCGATGATATTTTTAAGGAGATATCAGAATGAGAAGTTGGAGCCTAAGAACGCTTAGAAACGAAGCACAAGGCGGATCGGGTGCTGATCTAAGTTTAGAAAAAGATTTAGAAGATAATGTAGCAAGATCTTCTTTAGAAGAAGGTAGTAGATCTACATTTAAGGTAGGTATTGTAGAAGAAGTGATATCTAATCCTTATGACTATTTCTATAGACCCTTAGGTGACGGATCAAAAACTGCTAATGGAAAAACTATTACAGTGGGAGATGCTTTTTCTGGAAGAATAAAAAAAGATGACAATGACAATCCAATACAAACACCTTATTTAAATTCAAGTGTAGTTGACTATGCGCCTGCAAATTCAATTTCTGTATTTTTAAATGAACAAATTTCTGGAGGTGCATCAGGAAAAACAATCCTTTGTTTTCCTTTCTTTTCTTCTCATATGATGATGCCTGTTAAGCCAGGAGAATCTGTCTGGGTTATAAAATTTAATGAAAATATTTATTACTGGATTTGCAGACAGCCTTCATTTAGACAAGTTGAAGATACAAATTTTACGTTAGGACAAAGAGAAGAAGCGATTACAAATGTAGGCTCATCAACAGATGAAAATACTTATACACACTTTTTAGGCGGGTTTTCGAAAGGTAATTCAATAAATGTACAAAGAATTTTAAATTCTTCTATAGCTTCCGGAGAAGAGTTTACAGGGGAACCTGTTCCTAGACAGGTAAAGGATTGTGGAGACTTTTTAATTCAAGGATCTAATAACTCACACATATATCTAGGAAAAGAAAAATTCGAAGAACCAGGAACAACAGCATCACAAGAAGAATTTACGACTGTGACTAGTCAAACTGATGCAAATCAATTTAGAAAGCCTACATCACCTGCCATTGATTTGTGTGTATTGAGAAAAGCCAAAGAAATATTTGAATTAAAAAGTTTAACTAGATCAAATAAAATCAGCGGAGATAGCATTAGTGTAGAAGGCTCCGGATTATCAGCTTCTGCAGGATCGCAAAATCCCCCTGATGCAAGATACTATGAAAATGAAAAAACAAGAGACAAATTAGGAAAAGAAATCTTTGAAGAAGAATTCTATGATTCTGATATTTATAATTGTACTGCGCGACTTTATTTGACAAATGCCAGCTCCATTGATGACATACTATTTTCATCAGATTATTCAAAAGAACCAGATTTATCTGCTTCACCGCAAGACCTGACAGGTGTAGGTGATTTTGGAACTCTTGCAGCAATAAGCACAAATACAAGAATTGTAGGAACTGAAACAATTAAAATACACAATGTTGCCGGATCAAGTGGGATACAATTCACTCCTGATGGCGACGTCATTATATTTGCAAACGAAGAAGGCGGAGCCAAAATTGTTTTAGAATCAGGAGGAGATGTTAGAATAGTTCCAGGAGTAAATGGAATTCTTAAACTAGGAGCTGATGATGCTGTAGGCGGTTTAGTTGCTGCTGCAGACTCTTTAAGAACATTAGGAAATGTTGAGGCTCAAACAATAGTTACAACAGCAGGTGGCCTTGTTGCTGTTCCTGAGCAACCAAGCACGGGTACATTTAGCAATAAAGTATTAATTGCTGTTCCTTCTATTTAAAAGGAATAATAATGCCTTTGTCAGGAACATTAGCAACTTTTGGAGATGAAGAATCTTGGAAGACTAGATACCAACAAGAAGTTGTTAAGGTATTAGAAACAGGCGGAGGAGATGTTTTCGGTGTACCTATACCGCTTCCTCTACCCATGCCAGAAGTAGGAGCAGCTCAGTCTGAAGCTGTACAAGAAAAAATTAACAATGGTGATCCCTTTCCTATTCTTACAGGTGGTTTTTATGCTTCTGTAGAGGCAATTGATACTATTCTTCCGCCCGGTCCAAATAATCCTATTGGTTTTACAGATCCAACAAAGCCAATTGAGCCAATCATACCAGAGTTTTTAAATTTACTTTTTGATATAGGGATAAACGATCCTATTCCTTGGTTTTTGGAAAATATAGAAGCAATATCAGATCTTCCGTGGGATAAATTATCTCAATGTGAAAATGAAGAATTTGCACAAGGTCTTTCTGAAATCGATGATAGAATTAATACAAATGGCCTTCCAGAAAAACTAAAAGCTATTTGTGGTTTATCAGTTCCTGACATTAGCTTAGAGTTTCCTCCTCAAATAGACTTTCCTTCATTTGACTTTGATTTTGCAATAGACATAGACTTGCCTACGCTTGATCCTTTTTTAAGTTTAAACTTGGAATTTCCGGCTTTAAATTGGGTACCAATACAAATAATGCTTGGTATTATCGATGCTTTAATTGCGCTCATATCAAAAATAGGAGAATTAATTTTAGAACTTTTAAAAGGCATAGTTAATTTTTTGTTAGCTGTAATAGAAATAGTTATCAATATCGTCTTAGAAGCAATTGCATTAATATTGGAAGTTTTAAAAGGTGCAATTTTATTTGTTGCATGTATAATTGCAATGATTAAACTAGTCATTATTGCTTTCATAACAGCCTTTGTCGGTTTTATGGTTGATAAAGGACTAATTTCTTTTGGTACTGGATCACTTCTAGGATTAGAATAGAAAATTAATTAACAATATTTTCTACCGACGAATAATTATAATGAGGGTAAGATGGCAAGCTTTAGTTTTAAAAGTTCTGGTACGAGAATAAGCGATAGAAATGTTTCTATTGAAAAATTTACAAAAAAGCAGAGAGATATTGGTATTAAAACACCTCTTAAGAATTCACAAGGTCACCAAATATTTGATATGCATCAAGACCCTGCTGACCAGATTAAAGATAATTTAAGAAATTTAATATTAACAAATTTTGGAGAAAGATTAGGTTTGTATGATTTCGGAGCTGATTTGAGTGCATTAGTTTTTGAGTTTACAAATAATCCAGCAGTTGAATCAGAAATATCAGAAAGAATAGAGACTGCAATTCAAAAATATATGCCCGGTATTCAAATAGAATCAATAAGCGAAATTGATCTAGATAAAAATGAAAAAGAAGAAATTAATAGATTAGGGCTTGCAAAAATTAGACTTAGAATTGTATATCAAATACCTAGTGCAAGAATTGGAAATCAGTCAATTGACGTAACCTTGCAAGGCGGGGGATGAAATGGCAAAAAATATTAAAAAAGACATTCAAAAACAAAAAGATATATCTTATACTAGCAGAGACTTTGAAAGTCTAAGAAACGATCTAAAAAGATTTGTAGGAACATACTACAAAGATGTTTTGCTAGACACGACAGATACATCACTGGCAGGTATGTTAATTGATGTTGCTGCTTATGTGGGTGATGTTACATCTTTTTATCTAGACCACCAGTTTAATGAAAATTCTTTAGAAAAAGCTGTAGAAACAAGAAACATAGAAAGGCTTGTAAGAGAAGCGGGTGTCAAAATACAGGGTAAATCACCTGCGATCGGATTTTTAAACGTGTCTATTGTAATCCCTTCAGTTCTCTCAGAAGGAGAATACATTCCTGACGTCAACAAAATACCGAAGATAAAAGCAGAGTCAATCTTTACATCAAGAAGAGGTATAAAATTTTATATGCCAGATGATGTAGACTTTGCTGAAACTGATTCAGCAGGCGATTTAGTTGCAAGTTATGAAATTAATCAAACATCTGCAGGTGTGCCTGTTGACTTTCTATTGACAAGAAGTGTCTTGGTAGTAAGTTCAAAACTAAAAACTCAAACTGTTAATATTCCAGATACTTTTGTACCTTTTAGAAGAGTAATAATTACAGATGCAGATGCAACAGAGATTGTTAGAGTAGTAGATACTGATGGTGAAGAATATTATGAAGTCGAATCGCTAACGCAGAGTACGATTTTTAAAAGAATGCCCAATAATAGATCTGATTCTCATCTTGCAGACGAAAGAATTAAATTAATACATGCGCCTAGAAGATTTGTTGCTTCTAGAGCTACGTCAAGCGGTCAATTGTCTCTTCTTTTCGGATCAGGAAATGAAGATGTTTTTGATGAAGATATTATCCCTGATCCGTCTGAACATGCCATCAGACTTTATGGTGACAAAAAGTCTTTAAATAAAATTACGATCGATCCAAATTCATTTTTGGGTACACAGACTTTAGGAATAAGTCCAAGAAATACTACTCTTACAATTTATTATCGGTCGGGCGGCGGGTTAGGTCATAATTCAGGTGTTGGAGAAATCAATACTGTTACAACGCTTTTAACAGAATTTCCGCCAGGTTCCGGAACCACAGAGGCGACGCTTATAAGAGCTTCTGCCACTTGCAATAACACAAAAACTGTAATTGGTGGCGAAGATGAACCTTCAATCGAGGCACTCCGTCAGATTGCACTCCTTAATAGAAATTCTCAAAATAGAATAGTAAGTCGTGAAGATCTTTTAGCAAGAGTCTATTCTTTGCCAAATAACTTTGGTAGAGTTTTTAGAGCATCTGTTAGAGATAATCCTAACAATCCGCAAGCAGCACAGCTTTTTGTATTGTCTAGAAACTCATCTGGAGACTTAATACTCGCGTCAGACACATTAAAAGAAAACTTATCCAAATACTTAAGCAAATTTAGAATAATAACCGACGCAATCGATGTACTTGATGGAAGTATTGTGAATCTAGGATTAGAATATACAGTCACACTAGGGCTAGATGCAATATCTTCTATTGTTGTTGGAGAAATAAATAACAAACTAACTCAATACTTTAATATAGAAAATTTTCAAATTGATCAACCTATTAAAATGGGAGAAATTGAAAATTTAATATTGAATACACCTGACGTAGAAGCAATTACCAGCTTGAAATTTAACAACAAGACAGGTACAACAGGAAATAATGTATACTCCGGATACTTTTTTGATCCTACAAGAAATATAGATAGAGGCTATTTATTTCCACCAACAGGCGGAATATTTGAAATAAAATACCCGAGCGATGACATAGTAGGGAGGGTTTCATAATGTATAGAATTCTTTCAGCATCAAAAGACACTTATATTACAGATAAAATTATCAATTCAGCTTATAGAGCGACTGATGCTAACGTGGGTCAAGCTGGAACCTTAGATCTTTTTAAAATTTATGATGAAAATACTCTATCAGGACAGTCTGATAAACAAACAGAAATTTCTAGAATTCTTTTAAAATTTGATATTGCAGAAATTACAAGTATGAACAATGCAGGAAAGATTGATATCAATGATGATAGTTTTAAGTGTCTTGTAGGGCTTCATGATGTTTACGGAGGTCAAACTACTCCTGAAAATTTTGAATTAATCTTATTTCCTCTTTCAAAATCATTTGATGAAGGATCAGGATACGATATTAGTGTCTATAGAGACATAGGAACATGTAATTTTATAACTGCATCTTATCGTAGAGGTGTTCAAACTTTGTGGACGAGATCGGGGGCAAGAGCATCAGGTTCGTTGGGAGAATCAAACATAGATGTAATTGTAAGCGGAACACTTTCTAGCCCAGGCGGTCCTACACAATATTCACTTAGCCCAACACAGTATTTTGAGTCAGGAGAAGAAAATTTATTAATAGATGTGACTAGAATAGTCTCGGGAACAGTATCAGGACAGATTCCTGATTATGGGTTTCTTATAGGGTTTTCTGGAAGCTATGAGCAAAACGACAAGACATACTTTGTTAAAAGATTTGCTTCTAGAAATTCTTCAAACACAGCGATTAGACCCAAGTTGATAGTCAAATACGATGATAGCATACAAGATAATCACGAAGATTTTATATTTGACTCCACAGGCTCCTTGTATCTTAATAATTTTCATTTTGGAGTTCCTTCAAATATTTTAACAGGTGAGTCTGCAACTGAACTATTGGGTGAAAATGTTATGACACTTAAAATAGTCTCTGGTAGTTTTAAGAAAACTTTCGATGTGTCTCAAGCATTAAGAGGCAATGTGAGACTTCCCGGTGTTTACTCATCTTCTTTTGCTATTAGTAGCTTTTCTACAGAAAGTGTAAATGGAGACAGTCTTAAAAAGCATATAGAAGTTTCCGGATCAATTACTTTTGATGAAATATGGTCTTCTTCTGATGAAACAATTACATATCTTTCATCATCAATCACTGTTAATAAAAATGAAAGAACTGCATTTAATAATTTCCAGCAAAATATACTTGTAACAGTTACAAATCTAAAAGATGCCTATAAGCCAGGTGATGTAGTAAAAATCAAAGTTTTTTCTGAAGACAGAGATCGCTCAATTTCATATACTAAAACGCCTATAGAAAAGAAAAGTCAGATATATCATCAAATGTTTTATCGTGTAAGAGACTTTCAGACAGGTAATATATTAATAGATTTTGATACTATTCATGGATCAACTAAGTTATCTACAGACTCTTCGGGTATGTATTTTGAGTTTTATATAGACGCACTACCAAGAGGAAGAACTTATGTTTTTGACTTTTTAGTTAAAAAAGCTGGTTTTGACACAATAGTAACTGATGCTGCATCAAAATTTAGGGTTGAATAATGTCAAACAAAAAAGCACTATTTGATAGAAACAAACCTAGCGGTATTTTTAAACCAAAGTTTAGAAATAGCTCATCAGATTATTTAAAAAAGCAAGACAATAATGATTATAGCTTGTCTATTCTTTCTGATACTAACATTGAAAGTAATGCATCTTTTAGATACGGAAATAAAAAAGACTTGGTTTCAACTCAACAGGTCAGAACTGATTATTCAAATTTTGTAAATCATACATTTTTTCATTCTGCTGTTGCAAATGTCAATGAGTCTTTTGATAAAATTGTCAACTTTTATCCTTTTAACGGAACAAACAAACAGATAGAAATTTTTGAAGATGAAATGACAGGATTTGAGAAGTATGTTCTAGATACGTTTCCTAAAAATGTAGGTTATCTAGTGTTCTCAGGTACACAAAAAGGAGAAGCGTCTTCAAATGGAACTTATATATCGGTAAATGATGCCGAAGGTTCAACTTACACTGCACTTTCTTCGGTCAAAAGTGCAAAAGGAGTTTTAGATCCAAAAGACAAACCTTTGACAATATCATTTTTTTGTAAGATTCCCGAAAAGATTAATGATAATCAAATAATTCTTCAAAAGAAAAGCTCTTTATCAAACAATATTACTGTTGCGCTTTCATCATCTGTATCTACGAGCGAAGCTGATATTTTATTTGGAATAACTTCAGGATCAAATTTTTCTTTTGTCTCTGGATCAGTAAGCAAAGGAGAGTTTGTAAGAATTGCAGCAATATATGATCCGGAAGGTGATGAAAAAACAAAACTTGTGATTGAAGATACAATATACTCTTCTAGCATGAGTACAGTTTTTGATTCTTTAAATTACTCCTCGGCTAATTTAACAATAGGTACAGGTGAACAGGTAAGAATAAACGAATCAATATTCACTCAACAAGAGACTTTTTCTGGTTCTATTGATGAATTTAGATATTTTCATTATGCAAAAAACGAAAAAGAGCTTCGTGAAGATAAATACACCAGTGTATATGCAAATGAAGATCTTAAGCTTTATTTTAAATTTAACGAACCGAATGGTTCGTATTCTGCAAGAAGCGTAGTTTTAGACAGTTCAAAAAGCAATCTTCACTCAAAAATTGTTAACTATTTAGATAACTACTCAAGAGTAACAGGATCTGATAATCCTGTTAAAAATGAAATTATTTCTAGACATCCTATTTTGTTTCCCGATCATGAACTCGTTGAAAGTTTAAATACTGAACTTTTAACATCAGGTAGCGAATATGATGATATCAATCCTAACCTTATTACAAAATTAATACCTCCTCATTATTTCTTAGAAGCTAATAACCAAGAAAACTTTAGTGAAATTCTAGGAAATTTAGGACAGAGTTTTTCACAAAATTCAAACAACTTTCCTGGTAAAAAAATAAGTGAAATTCCTAGCGCTACACTCTTGGTGCAGTTTTTGCTTTCCTGGGCAAAGTTTTTTGATGAAATGAAGATCGTAGTAGATGCAGTTACATCTACAAACCACACAAATTATGAAGATTATGACACAACTCCCGACGTATTCTTAAAAAGAAGAGCAGAAGATCTCAACATAGAGTTGCCTAAGCTTTTTTCATCAGCAGAATTGTCTCAACTAATATCAGGAGTCAATCTGACTGAAGACTATGCAAATTCTGCAATGACTCTAAATGAAATACAGAATATGATTTGGAGAAGAATCATATCAGACTCTGTCAATTCTAAGCTCACAAAAGGCACAATTGACTCTATCAAGTCTGTATTTAGATCAGCAGGAATTGAACCTGATAATATTTTAACTTTTAGAGAATATGGAGGAGCTCAGCAAAAGTCACTTGAGGCTTCTAGAGAAGATAAGATTGATGTGATAGGTTTCTTAAACTTCTCAGGATCTAGAAATGCTTCTGTTGTAAGTTATGATGCCCAAGGTTATCCTGTTGATAAAGTTCCTAGAATCAAATCTGGGTATCTCTCTGGTTCACGAATTGAACCCGGCAACCCAGCTATTGGTGGAACTTTTATTTCAGGAAAAAGCAATAACAAAAATGATGGTTTATTCACTAGCGGATCTTTTACATATGAAGGGCTATACAGATATACACAACCTGCATCTGGATCTCAAAGTTTATTGAGAATTCATACAACTGGATCAAATGAAAATGTTATTTTAAATTTAGTATCTGACACAGATAACTCTCTTAACTTATTTGCAAGAGAAACAAGCGGAGGAAGCGTAAGTCACTTGTTTTTAACAGGTATTAATATCTATGATGAAGATATTTGGCATATTTCTTTCGGTTCTAAAGCATCGCATGATATTGGTGAAACAAATCGAGCACAATATTTTCTAAGAGCAGCAAAGCAAGAAAGCGGTGACATTCTAGAGTTTTATCAAACTTCTTCTCATAGGTTAACTGAGCATAATTCTGTCTTAAAGAACATTTCTGTCAATAACAAAAGCGGATCATTTTTAGTAGTAGGTCAACAAGACTTTAGCGGATTCGGAGCAGGATTTTTAAATAATGCAACAAATACTTTAGCTCAAAGCTCAAGCTTTGACGGCTTGATAACGAACTGCCTTTTTTGGTCAAAATTTATAAATGAAAGTGAATGGAAAGAGCATGTTAAAAATCATGCATCTGTAGGTGTTTTAGATCCTAAGAAAAACTATAATTTTGAAAAAAATACTTCCGGATCATTTGAAAGATTGATTTTGCAAACTAACGGAAAGCAATCTACAACTGCTTCAAATTCGTCAGGTGAAATAAGGCTTTTTGATTTTAGTCAAAATGAATTGCATTTTGAAGGATCTCATTTTGAAGACTCAAAACAAGTTTTTAAGCCTACAAGTGTTCAATTTGAAATACTATCTTCGTTATTTGATACAAATATTGCAAAAAATAAAATCCGCATAAGGTCATATCAAGACTCAGACATGATCTCAGATTCTAATTTTGCTCAAATTGCACCAGTGTACAAAATACCCTTAAGTGAAGAAAATGTGGATGACAATAGATTCTCTATTGATATGAGCGTATTTAGAGGACTTAATGAAAATGCAATGACAATGTTTTCAAACTTCTCAGGTATTGATGATGCATTAGGAAAGCCAAACAATTTATTTGCTGAAAAGTATGTTGAGTTAGATCATTTAAGAAATATATTTTTTAACAATGTACTTGAAAAAGTTGACTTAGGTAAATTTAGAACAGTTTTCAAGTGGATCGATAACTCTTTTACAGATATAGTTTATTCGATGATTCCTAAATCAACAACATTTATGGGCATAAATTTTATCTACGAATCTCACGTTTTAGAAAGAAACAAAATGAAATATTTGTATGATGAAATATATCTTAAGTCGCTTCCGAGAGACCCTAGTAGAGGAAACTTGCTGTTAAGTCAGTTTGTTGGAAAAATAAGGAAGGTTTAAAATGGCAGCAACATCAGTAGCAACGAACATTAGACTAAGTGCAGATGCAGAAATAGACAGTGTCTTAATAGATGTCAGTGGATTACAATCGCTACAATCGCAAGTCGAAGTAGTCGAAAACAATTTATCAACGCCGCTTATGGGATCTTATTCTACACCAGCATCTCTTAGAATAGGAAATACAGTTGAGCGTGTAACTCCAGCTGATAAAAATTATGAAATAACAGATACAGGTGGTGTAAGAGTTGGTCCGGTTACGCTCTTAGGAGAAAATGTTACTCCGGCTGATTTTGACTCTAATCGAAGTGGTAAAAATGTTATTGACTTAGTTCATTTTGGAAGAATGAATGTTCCACATGTCTCTGTTAATCGAGAAGGATTTTTAACATCTAAAAATCATATTAATCATGTTGCAAGTTTTAATAATTATGGAGTTTCAAAGCTTTTTAAATCATATGACAATGATACAAGAAAAGCGATACCTTTTGAAGATTTTCCAGGTATTTTAGATCCGGTTGCTTTTGTATCAGCAGGAAATTATATTCTTCAATATATGATCATCACAGACTTAACAAGAAATATTGATAAGTTTGTAGATCCAGACGACTTGAATGGTGCAATCGAAGTTTTCGAAATAAGAAATAGCTTCGCCAACACAAGCTTATCTGATATCATGATCAGAGGATTTAAAGGATCTATGTCAAATGAGAATTTTTATTCTCACGGTCAGGGTGCTTCTCCTATTGAAACCAAGTTTGAAATAGATCAAGTCTCAAATTCTATTTTTGAAGATTCTCAGGATGTGTTATACGGAGGAATAACTTTTAGTCCTCGTCAAGGTTATACAACATCAGGCTCTTTCGCTCAAGATGCTCCTGTACCTGATGAAAATAGAATAATGGCGCCTTTTGTAGAGGCATCAGATGATAGAAAGCAAGAATTTTCTAGCAGGCTAAGAGATTTTATCGGTACTGAATACTCAGGAGATATCGCGTCAGAAAGACAAATTCCAGAACTAGGAACAAGATTTAGATCTTCGAATGCAGGTTTTATCGGATCGCCTAATTATGTTATAATTGCTGAAGACAGATTTATAA